CCGGGGGATGCATTCAGCGAACCCCGACTAAATAAAGATTTTTTCGCCAACGCGAAAGCGCAGACATGGTGGGCGCTGCGCACCCGCTTTCAGAAAACCCACAGGGCAGTGAGTGAGGGGCGTTTTTACGATCCTGATGAGCTGATAGCTATTTCCGGTGAAATGCCGCTGAAAGATAAACTCATTATGGAATTGTCACAACCTACCTATTCTGTGAATGGTGTCGGGAAAATAGTTGTGGACAAAAAACCGGACGGGACTAAATCCCCCAATCTGGCTGACTCAGTCATGATCCTTTACGCCCCGATGGATATTTCAATGGAAATCTGGGAAATATTAGGACGAGGTTATTAATGGCGAAAAATAATCGCAAACCGCAGCTCACCGCAGACAGCTACGAGAACATGATGGCGCGTGTCGGGATGCACGCACCGAACCAGCACGCGGCGTCTACGTATCGTCCAAACTGGACGAGCCGTAACCAAATGCTGATAGAAAATGCGTACCGTTCGTCTTGGATTATCGGGGCAGCGGTGGACTCAGTGGCTGATGATATGACCCGCAAGGGTATTCGCATCACATCTGAAATAGACCCCAAGGCGCGTGGCGTGCTGGAATCTCTATTCGACGAACTGGAACTGTGGGAAAACCTGAACAACATCATCAAATGGTCACGGCTCTACGGCGGGGCAGTCGGATTAATCCTGATTGAGGGGCAGGCGCCATTTGCTCCGTTACGTCCTGAAACTATTGGCAAAGGCAAATTCAGAGGGCTGTTGCCACTCGACCGTTGGCAGGTTGAGCCTGATTTAAACCGCCGTATTAAAGAGATTGGTAAGGATTTAGGTAAACCCGAATTCTACCAGATCACTAACACAGGGCGTGGTGTACCTGCGTGGAAAATCCATCACAGTCGCCTGATTCGGTTCGATGGTGTAACGCTGCCGTACCAGCAAGCACAGACCGAGAACGAGTGGGGCATGTCGATTGTTGAACGTATTTACGACAGGCTCACGGCATTTGATAGTGCCACAACCGGTGCGGCACAGTTGGTTTATAAGGCGCATCTGAGAACTTACAGTATCGACAAACTGCGAGAAATCATTGCGATGGGCGGTGAGCGATTGGACGCGTTGCTCAAACACATGGACATGATCCGTCAGTTCCAGAGCAACGAAGGCATGACACTGATGGATAAAACCGATGAGTTTGAAACGCATCAATACTCGTTCAGTGGTCTGGATAATGTGCTGGCACAGTTTGCTGAACAAATATCAGGCGCGGTGGGTATTCCTTTGGTACGTTTGTTCGGGCAGTCGCCACAGGGTTTTTCTACCGGCGATGCGGATCTTGCCAACTATTACGACAATATCGGCACCCAACAGGAGCGGCGGTTACGCCAACCTATCCGCCGTTTATTGGATGTGATGCACCGCTCTGAGTTTGAGAAACCATTACCGGATGATTTTACATTCGAGTTTAATCCGCTGTGGCAAATGTCCGATCTCGACCGCTCCACAATTGCAGTGAATACCGTCAACGCCCTGAATGGCGCACTCGATGGCGGTATGATGAATTTACAGGCAGCCATGAACGATTTACGCGAAATGGCTGATGTTACGGGCATTGGTGGCTCAATAACCGATGAGGATATCAACAACGCTGATGATGGTGCACCGCCTCAACTCGATGAGCTGGACAGCACGATACTACCCAATACCCTCGTTGAGAATACGGGCAATACCGATCTGAATGGTGCTCAAATATCGAGCATGGTTGAAATTGTCAGTTCTGTAGCATCGGGGGTGCTCCCCCGTGAAACCGGAATTCAAATGCTGATATCGGCCTATCACATGGAGCAATCGGAGGCTGAACAAATCATGGGGAGTGTAGGCAATGGTTTTGTCGCGAAATCGGAAACGGAAAGTGCCGAAAATATCCAGTCAACCAGAAAAACAGTATCGAACAAGCCTACGGGCGATAGCACAGGCGGTAGGCGACATCGTAAGAAATTCCTACGATGGTTCTAATGATTCCGTCACGGAAATCATGGATGCACTGGACAGTTACAGCGAGTTAATTACGCCGTGGGCGCAGCGAGTGGCACAACGTTTTGCGTTGGATGTGAATCGCCATAACGAGAAAGAATGGCGTCAGCGTAGCCAGTTAATCAGCCAGGAACTTCGCCATTTAGTGAACAACACGCCCGTTGGGCATGTGATGCGCTCCATCGTTGATGAGCAAATTAAATACATCAAATCACTACCTATAGCGGCGGCGGATCGGGTGTACGACATCCACAATCAGGCGATAGAGGCTGTTGTTACTGGTGGTCGGCATGAGCTGTTCGCACAGGAAATTGCCAGAACGGGCGAGGTGGCGTTATCCAGAGCCAAACTCATCGCCAGAACAGAACTAGGCAGGGCACAAGTTGCGCTGACGCAGGCACGAGCGCTAAACATTGGCTCAACCGGTTATATCTGGCGCACGGCTGACGATCCGGACGTTCGCGATTCTCATCAAAAAATGGAGGGGCAATTTGTTGAATGGGCTTTACCTCCGACACTGGACGGCCTGACAGGGCACGCGGGCACACTGCCTAATTGCCGTTGTTACTGTGAAGTCGTCATACCGGAAGATTAAATTATGAGCGATTTTGAATTCTATAGCTGGATAACTCCAATACTTGGGGGACTCTGGTTCATGCTGCACGGCACATGGATCGATTTTCTGTATGGGATATCGTGTTGGAGTATTTCCGCTGTCTGGATGTGGTGGAGGATACGTTGAAATATTTCTTTACTACCCGTCTTGGCAACACCCGTTACCAACTGGCGGACGGCTCTCTATTGTGTAAAGACGTTCCCATCGCCAGAACGGGCACGCAGCTTTACGCGGATTTTGATTTGCCCGATTTAGAGCCAGATGATGATGGCGAGATTGTTGTTGAACGCTCACCTGACGAGGTTTTCAGCGAGGCAACATTAGCCTCGTTTGAGGGGATGACCGTCACGATACAGCACCCCGAGGATGACAACGGCAACATCATGTTTGTTGACCCTGAAAACTGGCGCGAATTGGCCTATGGGCATGTTCAAAACGTCAGGCGCGGTGAGGGTGAACAGTCTGACCTGATGCTGGCTGACCTCATCATTAAAGACACTGAGGCTATGTCGGCCATAGACGTAGGGCTTGATGAGGTATCGTGCGGCTATAACGCGGAATATCGGCAAACCGCCAAAGGCAAAGCTGATCAATATCAAATCACAGGTAATCACGTGGCGTTAGTCCAAAACGGGCGCGCCGGTATACGTTGTTCAATTGGAGATAGTATGTCTAATACAGCACAAAAATGGTTGCAGCGCCTGAGACGAGCGCATAAAACCAAAGACTCGGCGGCGATGGAAGAAGCGTTGAATAGTGCCCCTGAATCGGTTACTGGCGATGAGGGCACAGGCGAAATACCCAAAGCCATTAACATCAATATCAGCCCTCAACACCCTTTACCGAACAAAGATCCGGAGATGTCTACTGGCGGCACGGCAGATACTGAGGTTCCATCATGGGCGCAGGCGATACTTTCTCGTCTAGATGCGCTGGAGGGTAAAACCAGTGATAACGAAACCGACCCTGAGAAAAAGGAGCAAACAGGGGACGGGGATGACGAAAAGGACGAGAAAGAGGAAAAAATCACAGGCGATTCAGCGTACAAAGCTGAGTTGATTATTCCGGGGTTCGACTTGTCCAAACCGTCCCGGTTGACAGCATTTAAACGTCAAGTGCTGGTCAGTGCAGATCAGGCGATGGTGCGTAATATCGTTGGTGATGCCGAAATCAGAAAACTGCCTAAACATGTTGTTGATCTGGCGTTTAATGCCGTGGCTGAACTGGCAAAAAACCGCAACGTTAAGGCAACGGGTGATAGTTCCTCCCTTAAAAAATCCTCTGGCAATACTATTGCCGACCTGAATAAACAAAACGCCGACTTTTGGGCAAATCGGAGTAAATAATACTATGACAGCATATTTAACGCGGATGCCTCTTGGCATTCCCGGTGGCATCTCACGCCTACAGGACATGACCGTTGAACCTATTTTTCTGAAATCAGCAAACTTGTTCCCAGCCTATGGCTTGGCAGGAAAATACGAGGGTGATTATTTCGTGCCACTGGCTGAGGGCGATACGGTGGACCAGATCCAGGGCATTTATGTTCGCGTCTACCCCACAACCAGTATGCCAGACAGAGAACGCATTATTGGTACGGATAATAACTACACTGGCGATAATTTGAAACGTGGCTACATCATCGTGAAACTCGACGGCGACGCGTCTAGCATCAAAAAAGGTGCAGCGGTCTATGTGCGGATAGGTAAATCCACTGAAAAAAGTCCCCTAGGTAGCTTTCTGAATGTGGCTATCGAGGGTGAATCCGTGTTATTGCCCAATGCACAGTTTACCGGCGCGGGCGATGCTGACGGTAATGTTGAAATTTCTTACAAGATTTAACGAGGGAACTTATGCTTACTTTTGACCAACGCACCATAGATAGCAGCGGCGCTTTTCTGATAGGCGAGCTGGAACGACTGGATCAGACCGTTAATCTACCTTTGGTGCAATACACGTACAGCCGTGATATCCAGTATCGCGAGGACGTGACTATTGCCGACGATATGGCGACTTGGACAAATACCCAATTTGCCGCAGCAGGTTCAATCAACCCGAACGGTAAAAACTGGGTGGCTGGAAACTCAACAGCACTAGCCGGAATTAGCGTCAATATTGAGCGTGACGGACACCCATTGACCCTATGGGGAATGGAATTAGGTTGGACAATTATTGAACTGAACGCAGCACAACAGGTCGGTCGCCCTATCGATTCCCAGAAACATGACGGCATGACGCTGAAATGGAACATGGACGTAGACGAGCAGGTCTATGTTGGTGACGCGAGTCTGGGATTACAGGGGATGCTGAACCAGAAACGCGCTAACCTCAGTAACGCCCGTAAACCTTGGGCGCAGTCTACGCCAGACGAAATTCGCGAGAGCATCAACCAGTTGTTGAGCGATGCGTGGGCACATTCAGCCTATACGATGGTGCCGACTGATTTGTTAATTCCGCCTGAGCAGTACGCATTGCTTTCATCAATTATTGTTTCCACGGCGGGTAACCAGTCGCTGTTAACGTATCTGCAAACTAACACCATTGCGTATCACCAGAATGGTACACCATTGAATATCCGTGCGGTGAAATGGGCGAAAGGTGCAGGCGTTGCAGGTAAAGACCGCGCCATAGCCTATACCAATGACAAAAAATTCATTCGTTTCCCAATGGTGCCTCTACAGAGCATTCCGATCCAGTATCGCGGCTTGTATCAGATGGTGACCTATTACGGAAAATTGGGTGCGGTTGAGCTGGTCTATCGTGAAACTCTGAACTATATGGACGGTATTTAATGATGAAAATCAGAGTACATACACCATTTCGATTCACTCATGATAACGGCGAATCTCAGGCATTCACTGTCGGAAACTATGATGTTAGTGAATCAGTCGCCCAACATTGGTTCGTACAGGCTCATGCGGAAACCATCGGCGCGGTAGAGGATACGGTACAGGATGATCATGAAGCTATCTATACCGAACTCAGAGAAATTATCGCAGAACGTGATAACCAACTGGTGGAACGTGGCACCCAGATTGCTGAGTTGAAACAGCAACTTGAGGAGCGGGATACTCGGATAGATGAGCTGGTTTTGGGTCTTGCAAAACCAAATCAGACCAACAACACCGGGGGTAAAAATGGGGGCAACAAAAAATAGGGTTCTGCCCACCGTAGCTCAGTTCCGCCTCGATTTTCCTCAGTTCTCTGACACCGTCAAATTCCCCGATACTCGAATCCAGTTCCGGTTGAATCTGGCTGATAAACAGCTAGACGAAAACAGGTTCGGGGATATGTTCGGCTATGTGGTGGAATTGATGGTAGCCCATTACATGACACTGTGGGCGGCGGATAGTCGGTCGGTAGCAGCGGGCGGAACAGGTGGCGCTAATAGTGGCGTAGTATCCTCTAAATCGGTGGATAAAGTCAGCGTCAGTTATGACACTGGCGCGACCCTGAACCCTAACGCCGGATTCTGGAACAACACCCGCTATGGTTCTGAGTTCTACGAACTGTTGATGTCGTTTGGCGCAGGAGGTATCCAGTTATGAAAAGCGGGCTGAAAATCAGAGTTGACAGGGCTAACGCCATTTTAGACGCGCTAAAAACCATCGGCAATCGTGACGTACTGGTGGGCGTTCCCGCTGAAAACAGTAGTCGTGATGATGTGCCGTTCGGCAATGCTGGGATTGGCTATATCAACGAATTCGGTTCCCCTGCTCAGAATATTCCGCCCCGTCCGCATCTCCGCCCCGGGGTTCATTCAGTGGAAGATAAAACCACAGAACAACTGAAAATCGCGGCGGAAGCGGTACTGGACGGTAAACAGGACAAGGCGGAAAAAGCGTTGAATAAAGCGGGGATGCTGGCAGTTCAGGGCGTGCAACGTTACATGACGACGCATGATTTTGAACCACTGGCAGACCCAACCGTTGCCGCCCGCGCCAGACGAGGGCGCAAAGGGGCGAAAGCTGAGATGGAGAATCGACGGGCAGGGAATACACCCGATAATTCTAACGCCCGACCACTGATAGACACAGGTTCGTACCGTCGTTCAATCACCTATGTGGTTCGGAATAAATCGGAGAAATAACCATGCCACTATTGGATGTCACGGATGTGCTATTCGACCCTGATTTTTGCGACACATCATTGATATATCGACGCAGACAGGTTGGGGTAGATGCAGATGGGTTTCCAAAATCGACCGATACCGTCAGTCAATTCGCTGGGGTAGTGACGGTTGATCGGTCGGTAGAGGCGCAAATTCGTATGTCAGGGCAAACCGTCACGGGCAATATTCTGATTATTACGATTGAGCGGTTGAGTGCGGGTGAAACGGGTCACGTGGGTGATATTGTCACCTACCAGAACCGTGAATATCTCGTTAAATCCGTAGACCCCTACACAGCGTATGGTGCGGGATTTGTTCAGGCGCACTGTGAGTTGTTGCCATTTGATGGAGGTTCGCCATGAACACCTCAGAACAGGCAGGGTGGCTAACGCCGGATGATGAACCCGCCTACGACGAGGAATTGGACAGGCGGCTCAGTCAGTGGCTGCGCGGGGTGTCGGGATTATCAGCCGGAATGGTTCGCCCCCGATGGACGCCTGTTCCGGTTGCACAGCCGCCTGCCAGTACTGACTGGTGCGGGTTCGGTATTGTTGAGCTGCCTGCGGACGATAATCCGGCCTGCGCCGGCCAAACCGATGAGCACGGGGAACTCTGGCGCCATGAGGAATTCGAATGCGCAGCCTCGTTTTATGGCCCTCGCAGTCAGGGGTATGCAACACGTTTTCGCGATGGCATTTCGCTGAGCCAGAACAACGCTGAACTCAACCAAATGGGGTTATCCGTGGTGAAACATTCCCGCATCACCGCGTTCCCTGAACTCATTAATAACCAATGGGTACGCCGCTATGACATTACCGTCATATTGCGGCGCAAATCGGTTCGTCGATACGGCGTTAAATCGTTGCTCGACGCACCATCTATATTTTTCGGAGATTAGCCCATGCAGGGGTTACCTATTTCTAGCATTGTTAATGTCAAAATTAACATGGCTCCACGTGCAGCTTCGGCCAGAAATTTTGGTTCGTTGTTGGTCGTCGGAGACAGTAATGTAATCAACACGCACGAACGGCTGCGTTATTACACAGATATTGAGGGTGTTGGTGCCGATTTTGGCATGGATACCCCTGAATATCAGGCCGCAGCGCTGTACTATTCGCAATCACCCCAACCCGTTGATTTGTATATCGGACGCTGGGCAAAAACAGCGGTATCTGCGGCTGTGCGGGGGGCCGTATTGACCAAATCAGAACAGGCTATGAGTCGATTTACCTCGATTACCGATGGCTCATTCAAACTCACTGTTGACGGTAAATCAACGGCCATTATTGGCATCGATTTTAGCAACGAGACCAATTTAAATGGCGTCGCGGAACGTGTGTCTGAAAAATTGAAAAACGCCTCAGTACGCTGGGACAGCACGTCGTCCCGTTTCGCCGTTACACTGCAAACCACGGGGAAACTTGGCTATGTCACCCGCGCAGACAGTGGCAACTATATTGGCGATATTCTGAAATTGGATGATATATCAGGCGCTACAGTTATTGACCCCACCCAACCTGAGACTATCGCCGAGGCCGTAGCGGCGCTGGGTGATGCGTCGAGCGCATGGTACGGGCTGGTCGTCGCTGACAATACTTTGTCTGACAGTGATGTGCTGAGTGTGGCTCGCTACATTGAATCGGCGTCTGTTTCCCGTATTTACGGGCATACAGTCACTAAAACGGATGTGCTCGACACTGATGTTGATACCGACATCGGCTCTCAACTCAAAGGCACATTCCTGAGCCGCACGCTGTGGCAATACTCAGCACAACCCTATGCGGTGGCATCGCTGTTTGGTCGCATGTTCACGGTGAATTTTCAGGGCAATCGCACCACTATCACCCTGAAATTCAAACAGGAACCCGCTATTAGTGCTGAGTTATTGACCGCTACACAGGCGAATTCACTCAAATCGAAAAACGGCAATGTTTTTGTCCATTACAACAACGACACCGCCATCGTCCAAGAGGGTGTGATGGCGAACGGGACGTTCATTGACGAACGCCACGGGCTGGATTGGCTACAAAACTATGTCCAGACCAACCTCTATAATCTGATGTATACCAGCACGACTAAAATTCCACAGACCGACGAGGGGGTGACCCAATTGTTGGCCAACGTGGAGCAATCACTGGCTCAGGGCGTCACCAATGGGTTGATAGCCCCCGGTCTCTGGGGCGGAGATTCATTCGGGGCACTGAACCGGGGCGAAATGCTGACTAAGGGGTACTATACCTATGCTCAACCAATATCAGAACAGGTTCAGGCTGTGCGCGAGAAACGGATAGCCCCGGTTATTCAGTGTGCTATCAAATTGGCAGGTGCGATCCATTTCGCTGATGTCATCATTAACGTAAACAGGTAATCACATGGCTACATACTCATTTCTGGATGTATCCGCCACGATAACGGGCATTGGGGGAATGGTCGATTTGGCTAACGGGGCGGCGACCTCGGAGGAGGGGATCGTTATCGCCATGTCAGAGGCCAAAAACACCATGACCGTAGGGGCTGACGGCGAGGTCATGCACTCACTGGCGGCGACCAAATCAGGCACCATCACAGTGACATTGCTGAAAACCTCACCTGCCAATGCCAAACTCATGTTGATGTACAACGCCCAACAATTTTCGTCAGCGACGTGGGGGAATAACGTCATTCTCGTGCGTAACAAACACTCAGGCGATATACACACGGGGCGTTCGGTCGCGTTCCAGAAAATACCGGATATTTCCAACGCCAAAACCGGCAACACAGTCAGCTGGGTTTTTGATTGCGGCAAAATCGACATGATACTCGGCACATTTTAACGAGGGTTAATAATAGTATGGAATTCGAAATTAACGGCAAAAAATACCGTGCAGGTAAACTGAATGCGTTCCAACAACAGGATCTAGCAGTCGCATTGATACCCGCCATACCGGCGTTAAAACCGATTTTTGACACGCTCAAACCTACCGTCGGTATCACACCAACACTGGGCGATATGGCCGATTTTATCACACCATTGGCAGAGGCTATTCGCTCAATGGGTAAAGAGGCGCGATACGAAATTAATGACATATGCCTGTCTGTGGTCAGCCGTGAATCAGGGGGTGCATGGAGCGGTATTTACAGCGGTCAGCAATTGATGTTTGACGATATTAACGGATTGGATTTATTGAAAATTGTCGGGCATGTCATTAAATCGTCGCTCAGTAATTTTTTTCCCGACCTGCCAGAGAGCGACGCGTAATCCCTGGTCAGCCAAACCTAGATCTGGAAACCCTGCCTGATGGACGCGATCTGTTAATGCGTCCTGTTCGTCACGGTATGTGTAAATATGAGTCATTAAAAAATGGCGATATCGATCTGGCCGATATCGCTCTGATGAATGACGCATTGGACGTAGACGCCGAAAACGAGGCACTAATAAAACGGTGGCATGATGAGCAACACTAATGCAGAAACAATCCGCGATTTTCTGATTTCTCTGGGTTTTGAGGTCGATGGCGCGGGTGAGAAAAAATTCAGTGCGATACTGGCAGGAGTCACTGCCAACGTTTTTAAACTCGGTGCCGCCGTGGCGAGCGCCGGCGCTTCGGTGGTGGGCTTTACGGCGATTGTGGCTAATGGTCTGGATAAATTGTACTGGCAGGCTCAACGCACAGGCGGAGCCGCAGAACAGATTAAATCGCTGGGCTACGCGGTCAGTCAGGCAGGGGGCAGTGTCGAGGGGTTGAACGCGTCGCTGGAGGGCGTCGCCAAGTTTTTACGCAACAACCCCGGTGGCGAGGGATTCTTGCGTAACATGGGTGTCCAGACCCGTGATGCCAATGGGAATCTGCGCGATACCGCGAGCTTGGTTGCATTGATAGGCGAACGGTTGTCAGCGCTACCAACGTACCGGGCAAATCAATATGCCAGTATCCTAGGTATTGATGAAAATACCCTCATGGCGATGCGTCGGGGTGTGGGCGAATATGCCGCTGATTATCAGAAGATCATAAAAGCGCTGGGCTATGACCCCGAAGTAGCAGCCAAGCACGCCAATACTTTCATGACCGAGTTCTCACGATTCAGATTGGTTATAAAGTCCGCGAAAGAAAAGGTCGGTGGTGAACTGGCACGGATATTAACACCGAGTTTAGAGAAATTCACCAAGCTGATCCTAGATAACTGGCCGACTATTGAAAAAGTCATTATGTCGGTAGTCGATGCCATCATGGCTATGGCGGATATTCTAGGCCAGTTGGTTTTTCGCGGCGCCAAAGGCATTCAGGATTTGATCGGTTGGTGGGGTAGGCTGGATGATGAAAGCAAAACGCTCATTAAAACATTCGGTTTAGTCGCGGCGGCATGGTGGGCGCTTAACAAGGGCTTCCTGACCTCACCTATCGGTATTATCATCGCCTTGCTAGCAGCAATGTTCCTGCTCTATGACGATTACCAAGGGTGGAAAGAAGATAAAAATAGTTTTATTGACTGGAGTAAGTGGGAAGGTACGCTAAAGGCACTGGGGAAAAAGCTCGAGTCCTTTAAAGAAACGCTATTAGGGATTAAAGATGCTGTCGGCGGTTGGGAAAATATTTTCTGGGGATTTGCCTTGTTTCTTGGTGGCAAGTGGTTAACCAGCGTACTAGGGTCATTAACTAAGTTATCCACGCAGTTAGGTAAAGGTAACTTAGTTAAAATATTACGAGCTGCGGGATGGCTGGCGTATGCAGAATATTTATATTCTGATTGGGACAACATAAAAGCCAGCGCGGAATCTTCATGGAACTCTAACGTTAAAGATGTAAAACACCTTATAGGTAACGCGGGGCAGGCTTTGGGCGTAGAAAATACATGGGGTAGTCAACACCAGGGCTATCATTTCACAGAAACCACAATAGATATACCAACAGGCGATCCATACCTTGATCAGCTTCAGCGTAAAGTTCAGCGTAAAGAACTGACGCTAGAGGAAGCCAACAAAATTCTTGACGAAAAATTTGCTCCAAATAAAAACGGTGGAAAAGCACAGGAAGCACTAACACGAGGTGAACGCAACAACAACCCGCTGAATATAGAGTTCGCTAAACAACGGGGCGCAGTGAAAGAAGATCACCCTGAAAAACGCTTTGCTAAATTCAGCACGCCTTACATAGGCCTAGAACGCACTGCTTGGCAATTACGCCGTTATTTCAATGGACTGACAGATGACGTTAAACGCCAATCCGTCGATTTAATTGTACGAAAATGGGCACCCCCGGGTGGAAAAGATAAGAACCACACAGAGGATTATATTGATAGAGTGGCGCAACTGCTGGGTGTAGGCAGGCATGATCGCCTGGATTTAAATAACGACGATGTTATGTTCGCGTTGATGAACGCCATGAGTCGGGTAGAAATAGAAAAACCGCTTCCGTATCCCAAGCCTCTTGTCATGGCTGCAATCCAGGGACAGGGCGACCCGACACAAGCGCTGGCTAAAAACCTGAACTTTGGACTACGGGCACTTGAGAACTCAATGGCGAATATCAGCAGTATTATAGGTCCTGTTGACCCGAAAAAGTTCGATAATACAATGGCAAATGCCAATAACATGATGAGCTATAGGAGTAATCCCCCTGAGCTAACAAGGTTGGCATCCTCTAATACCACCCATAGGCAGACCACAGTTGCACCGGTATATAACATTAATGTCACGGGCGTTGAATCCCCGCACGAAGCAGCCGCACTTACTGGCGAAACAGTGCAGCGCAACACGGCGATATTGGTACGTAATCTACAAACTAAGGTGAGTTAATGGACATTTTATCAACGTTACTCTTTCAGAATACGCGAAAAATAGGGCTGATAGTGCCGAGCGTAGTGATATCGGAAAAGCACATTGACGCAACCGAAATTACTGAGCATCCGGTACAGCATGGTGCAGCTATCAGCGATCATGCTTACGATAAGCCGTCAGAAGTGACAATGGAAATCGGCTTTGCTGGTGGCGGTTCGATGATTGATGGCTTTGATATGCCAACGAAAGTGTTTGATTTTGACACCGAAGAAGTCTTGGGCAAAAGCCCTAAAGAGATATACCAACAATTGCTCGAACTCAGAGCTGCTAAGGAGCCGTTCGACGTCATCACGGGCAAACGTCGGTACAGAAATATGCTGATCAGGGCAATAGAGGTTAAAACGGATAAAACCTCAGAGAATGTGCTTATGGTCACTTGAACCTTGCGAGAAGTGATTATTGTCGATATCGCAACGGTCGAGGGGGTGAAAGTCCCGCCACCTGAGCGAATGAAAGACCCGCTTAGTAACGGACCTGTTGTGGATAGGGGGACGGTGACGCCAGTAGTGCCCAAAAACAACGACACGTTGCTAAACCAAGCGATAAACGGGATTAAGGAGTGGTTGTCATGAACATAGTTGAGATCCCGGTATTAAATGAAAACCAATTATTTGATATTCAGCTAGGCGGCATAGAATATCGCATGAGAATACAGTACAGGGGAATTGCGGGCTGGATACTAGATATTATGCGCCCGAATGGCGAGCCGATAGTGATGGGCATACCATTAGTTTTTGGCGTAGATATTTTGGAGCGGTATAGGTATCTAGGTTTTAACGGTAATTTGATTTTTATGAATCATAATCCAAAAAATGAGACAAACGGGGAAGAGTTAGGTAGCAGTAACAGGCTATACTTTATCAAAATTTGATGCTTATGGCACCGGAGGCTCCTATGCTAAGTGAGTATATTTTACCCTTGCCCTAGTCGCATCCTTAGCGTGTGTCGGATTTAACATTTATATCTATATAAAAATAAAAAAAACTGGTTACTAATCAGTTGGTTTTCTTCATAACAAGTGGAAATTAACTTGAGGAGGTATTAATGGAAGGCTTTATAGGCTTACTTCTGGCAATTGCTGCACTCTTTGTCTATTTCTTTCCGACCTATGTAGCCTCTAGAAAGATACATAGTAAGATCTATATCATTGCTTTTATAAATCTCATAGTGGGATGGACAGTTATTGGATGGCTAGGATGTTTGGCGTGGGCAATGAATGAAAATAAGGGAGTAGCTCCGGTTATGGCTAAGATCGATGAGGATTTAACAAACTGCCCATACTGCGATGAATTAATCAAAAAGAAAGCCATATTCTGTAAGCATTGCCGTAAAGACCTATAGCTTATTACCAACGGAGTTATGATGTTAAAGAAAATAGCCGTCGCACTATCTCTGGTAGCTACTACTGCAACCTCTACTAGTTTCGATTGCACCAAAGCAACGAGTAAGGCCGAAAAACTAATATGTTCCACACCAGCTCTATCTCAGGCTGACGATACGCTTTATGTTGATTATCTTCAAGCTAAAGTTGTTACGGGTAATAGTAATGACTTTAAAAAGTTAGTTAAGCAAAACTGGAAACTGCGCGAGAAGAATTGTGAAACAGAAGAATGTTTGCTTGGTTGGTATAAACGGTCTACCGAATTATATAGACAGATCGCAGCTATTAGACCAAAACAAAATGTACAAGCAGAGCAACAAGCACAGCCCGAACGTAAAGCACCTGAGCGAAGCAAATCTGTACGGCAGACCATAGATGATTTCTTTGATGATAATCCGGAACTATCTGAAAATATATACCTCAGAAAAGCCATAAAAGATGCAGTATCTGGGGAATCTTTCTCTGATACATTCTCTAATGCTCTTACCTCAAAACAGGAAGGGGTAAGTATGCTCAGAGCTATGAAAGATAATGTAACGGAAAATGGGTATAACTACGCAAGATTGGCAGTTAGGTCATTACAAGATAGTTGTAACATAGGTATGGGAAGTGTATTTGGTCTTCGAGGTACTGAGTGTCAAATACTAAGTAGATACCGAGATACGTATTAGTCTAAAAGGTAATACGCCCCATCACGGGGCTTTTTTTCTATCGGGGAGGGGGGTTAATTCATCCATGTCAACACCTAATTTCTCAAGTCTAGCGGTTAAATCTTCCAGATACCCCATGATCTCAGTTCTAAGCTCCTCGTTTAGTTTCATCGCATTTTTAACATTCTGAGATTCTTTAGGGGTAGATGTGTTTTCGTCTATGTTTTCTAATTTTTGATGCTCATTAACTAGATTGGGCATGCTGTGGTCTTGTGCCGCTAAAGCGAACTCTATAAGAGTAATAGCCTCTGCATTCGCTGTTCTGTTATTTGCTTTAGCTGATGCCTCTATTCTGTCCTTTAGATCTCTAGTCATTCGTATGTTCAGTTGAACGTCTTTTTTAGTCATGTTGGTAGCCCTAAAATGAAACTATTGACATGTTAGCATTTGATAGCTAGACTTGGCAAATGGTAGCAAATGATATCATTTGATAGCATAAGAGAGGAAACATGCAAAAAGAAACCGTTAAGCAAAAAAATATACGTCTGCCCGCAGAGTTATTCTGGAAGATAAAAGATGCAGCATTGAAAAATCGCAGGGCTGAATATCAGGAAATAATTATTCGTTTGGAGAGGTCATTTGATGAAACAAGTGAACAATAAAAGCAAAACCCCAACGGCTGCAACCATCGGGGCTTCAAGAACAACGTTAAATTTAACAGGAAATAACGCTATGAACATTTTAGCACCTACAACACAAGCTGTCACCATGTCAAGCCGTGAGATTTCTGACTTAGTTGAATCACGCCATGATAGCGTAAAAAGAACTATCGAAAGGTTAGCAAAACGTGGTGTTATCCAACTTCCACCAATGGTGGAAGTTAATAATAATCAATCAGATAGCCCGAATGCGCGCAGTAATGTTTATGTTTTCTCAGGCGAAAAAGGCAAGCGCGATAGCATCGTTGTAGTTGCTCAATTGTCGCCTGAATTTACTGCACGTTTAGTTGACCGTTGGCAGGAGCTGGAGAATGAACTGGCAAAACCACAAGCACCTCAACCTGCTGTTAGCAACATCATACTTATCACAGATGCACTAGGGCGGATTAACCTGAATATGTTGCAGCGGTCTAGTGGTATTGACGTCGATGCTAAAAGGCCATATCAATGGGTGCGCAGTAAACAAGCTCAAGAATTGATTGCAGAACTAACGCCAAATTTGGCGTCAGGTCAAGAAGTGGTCACAATGGTACGAGGCGGAGCAATCCAGGGAACTTTTGCGCATGAACTCTTAGCCGTTGCCTATGCAGGTTATATAAGCTCTGAGTTTCAAACGCAAGTCACGCAGGCACTTACTGATAAGCAGTTACGTAGCAAAAAAAGTATTGAGGTTAACCACTCGGAATGTAACGTGGCAGTATCATTCAATAGAAGTCTGCCTAAGGGGGTTTACCTGCAAAACAGCAAGGTCAACCCGTACCGGGCGATGGTTTGGGTGAATTCCAAGCAAATTTCTGTTGGTTGCTACCCCACAGTTGAAGCCGCTGTCGATGCACAGAACCGATTTTTCGATACGGATAACATCGAACACACCAATAACCAGCCATCGAAACCCCTTAACTTTAACTTTAGCCGAGACGGCCAGTACTTAGTTACGGTCACGAACGGGAAAGTTTCGAAATATAAAATCATGGATGATAAAACGCTGGTAAATGCAGAGTCTTATTGGAGGCTCCGCAAAGACCTTAACGTCACCCGTGACATGCTCACTGAGCTACTTAATAGGATGCGATTCATCCATGAGGATAAGTGCATTACCGGTTTTGATTACCCCATTAACGAAATAGTTTTACGCTAAGTAACATGTTCCCCGCACACGCGGGGATAAACCGATATCAGCTATTCGGAACAAGTTCTTTCGGAGCTTAAAAACCGTATGAGATTTGTTCACGATGAACGCAGTATAGCCAGTATCGACTACCCTATAAATGAAGTGCTTTCACGCTAAGTAGTAATATGTTCCCCGCGTACGCGGGGATAAACCGCATCCTGAGTACGATCAATGAGGCAACTGGAGATGTTCCCCGCGTACGCGGGGATAAACCGCCCCTTAACTTTAGCCGGGACGGACAATACTTATGTTCCCCGCATCTGCGGGGCTTTTTTTGTACGCCGGATAAGGAGATCGGTATTTGATCTATAAAAAAGAATTGACCAATTTAACAGTGGTTACCGACGTTAACAATAGGTTTTTACCTGTATTTGGTGTAGAAATAGTTTAATATTCGAAGCGTATCGCAATTTAAAATTAACTTTCTTTACAATATGTTACAATTTCGTATTAAATATTACCGCTCTACAACGGCGAAGCCCTGACTGTCTGGCAGGACGTCAGGGCTTCTTGTGAAACAGTCTAATACCCAATTCGAGGAACATAGACATGACGATTATAGCAGTTAATGAAACTAGTAACGCAACAACAAATGCTCAAATTTATGACGATACGCAAACTATCGCCAGCGATAGTGTTCTGCCCGAGGGTAAAGTTTTAGTCGACGCCGAGGCGTATTGGAGACTCCGCAAGGATCTAAAAGCGGTGGAGAAAATCGTTGCGGAGCTGCTTAATCGGATGCGTTTCATCCACGATGGAAACAGCATAGCTGAACACGACTACCCCATACACGAGGTATTTTTACGGTAAGGGTGAGCCTAACTTACTGATATTCTCAGAATCCCCCGTTGGGGGAAGCTGGATAACGCAACCCGCTCAAAAGGCGGGTTTTTTCTTTTATACGGAGTCACGCTATGTCAAAACAATGGCTACGTGAATGCAAGCTGATTGTGGCAGATGAACAGGGTAACGGCCTCGACCTCTCTGAGCTGAAAATCAAATTCAGCATTACCCGTCCTAGTTTCGCGTGGCCTGCCACGGGCATTTTCAAAATCTATAACCTGAACGATGAGACACGCAATAGGATACGCAAGCACGAGTACAAAATCGTAAAATTCTCAGCGGGATACCGTGGTAACTCAGGACAGATATTCTCCGGTCAGATCCAATACACCTACACGGGGAGAGACAGCCCCACTGATACCTATGTCGTGATACAGGCAGGCGATGGTGACCGGGCGTACAATAATGCGACAATCAGTATCACCATATCGGCGGGGTACACACAGGAGGATGTAGACCGGGTACTCATGCGGGATATTGAGCAATACGGAGTTCTCGCCGGTTTGCGTCCTGAATTTAAACAGAATATTGCACCTCGCGGTAAAGTATGTTTTGGTATGCACCGCGATGAACTCAGCAATCTGGCAAAACAAAACAATGCTGAATGGCGCTACGAGGACGGGCAATGTCACATTATCCCGAAACGTACCTATCTCACTGAGGCGGTGGTACTGACCTATCAAACCGGGCTGATTGGAATGCCGGAACAAACGATTGGCGGCGGGATCAACGTTAAGTGCCTCATCAATCCCAAGATTCGCCCCGGAACATTAATCCGGCTGGATAATGAGTCTATCAATATGGCGGGGTTATCTACGGGTGGGATTGCGCAGGGCAATAGCACTAACGGTTCCACGGAACAACCCGCTCCGATTGATGCTGACGGCGACTACGTTGTTATCAACGTCAGTTATTTCGGGGATACGCGCGAGACCATGTACTACATGGAAATGGTTTGCGTGGCTAAATCTGACCAAACAATACTCAACCAATCCGCCGTACAAGCGGACGTGAGGCCAGCATGATCACACATTTTGAACGCATTAATCCGCCAGAAACGCCGTTCCTGCTAATGCAGGAGGCGATTAGTTCAGGCCTGTATGTGGCAATACCTGGCATTATCCAGTCATTTAACGCCGATGCGGTGACCGTGACGGCACAACCCGCGATACGTTGGTCAGTCACGGACAGTGACGGCAAAACGGAGTCAGTGGCGCTCCCGTTGCTGGTGGACGTGCCCGTTATTTTTCCTCGCGGCGGCGGCGTAACTCTGACGTTCCCCGTTAAATCGGGGGATGAGTGCCTGGTTATTTTTTCTGACCGTTGCATTGATTACTGGTGGCAGAACGGCGGCATTCAGGAACCCGTAGACCCGCGTCAGCACAATCTGTCTGACGGGTTCGCCATTGTTGGCCCTCAGTCACAGGCGCGAAAAATAGGTAATATTAGCACCAGCACAGCACAACTGCGCACAGATGACGGCGCAGCGTACATTGAACTGTCACCCGGTAACCATAACATCACGGTTAAAACCCCCGGTAAATTAACTGCAACGGCTAACAGCGGCACCGAGATCAATTCACCTGAGATTGTGCTCAACGGCAACGTGACGATTAACGGTAACCTGTCACAGGGGATGGGCGCGGATGGTGGGGCGGCCACGATGAATGGCCCTGTTACCGTGAAAAATGATGTAACTGCGGGGGGTATCAGTTTGATGAAACATCGACATGGTGGTGTTCAGTCAGGTGGCGGAACAACCGGAGGGCCTCAATAATGCGATACCGACGAGAGGATAGTAACGGCGATTACAGTTTCGGACAGGGTGACAATACCTTCTGGATCAATTCGCCTGACGCAGTCGCACAGGCAGTTAAAACCCGGCTCAATTTATGGCGCGGGGACTGGTTCCTAGACATAGCGGAGGGCACCCCCTACCGCGAGGCGGTATTAGAGAAAAACTATGCTAGTGCAATGGCCATTCGTGAGCGCATTCTCGGCACTGAGGGCGTGACTGAGATAGTTTCACTCGATGCCAGTCGTAATCCCGATACCCGAAAAATTACCCTCACTGCCACTATCAACACCCACTACGGCAGAGCCACAGTAACCAGCGAAAGATAAATTATGCTCAATCTAGAATCATTAGGGCTTGCGGCCAAAATTACCGCGAGCGGCATTACCGCGCCTGATTACCCGACCATATCTGCGCGGCTCAAAGGTTATTTTCGCCAGATTTACGGCGAGGACGCCTACCTCGAGCCGGACAGCAAAGACGCGCAGATGATCGCTATTTACGCGCAGGCATACCACGATGCGAACAACGCTGTTATTGCTGCGTTTAACTCCTATAGCCCGTCAACGGCGATGGGTGCGGCATTGTCCAATAACATAGCAATCAACGGTATGACACGTCACAGTTCAACGAAATCCACCTGTGACGTGGAGATCATTGGTCAGGTCGGTACTATGATCAAAAACGGCACTGTGCGCGATGTACAAGGATATTCGTGGAACCTGCCAGATATTGTCGCTATTGGCACCCACGGAATGGTAACAGTAACCGCAACGTGTCAGACAACAGGGGCAATTACCGCAGCGGTAGGTGATATTACTGAAATCGGTACACCCACACGTGGCTGGCAGAGCGTGCAGAACCACTCAGTCGCTACCCCCGGGCGAGCCGTAGAAAAAGATGCCGATGTCAGAATACGCCAGCGTAAATCCGTTGCGTTGCCATCACGAACGGTACTCGACGGCATGCTGGGTGCTATCAGTTTGATACATGGTGTTTCTCGTCTGAGGGGGTTTGAAAACGATACCGGTGAAACCAACGAGCACGGCATATCGGCGCATTCCATCGCGGTGATCGTTGATGGGGGTGACGCTATGGAAATAGCCAGAGCCATTGCATTGAAAAAAACACCGGGCGGGGGAACCTATGGCGACACCGTCATCAAAATTACCGACTGCTACGACATTGTACGCCCTATACGGTTCTCTCGCCCGGTAGATATAGAGACGTTTATTGAAATCCACCTGATCCCGTTTGAGGGCTATACAACTGCGGTAGGTAACAAAATCAAAACCGCGATAGCGGACTACATCAATTCGCTGCGTATTGGTGACAGTGTTTATCTCACCAAAATTTTTGTACCAGTGAACCTGCCAGGTGACGAGGAGGGGAAAACCTACGACATTACCGAAATTAAAATTGGGCGCTCGTTGGATTCGGCAGCAACCGGCAATTTAAAAATCCGATTCAACGAGGTAGCGACCTGTAAACCCGACAATATAAAACTGGTGGTGACATGAGCGACTATCTAAAACTCATTACCCCTCAGCACCGTGATTCACCTAAATTCGTTGCCCACATTGACCTCATTACCCGCGTGCTTTCAGACATTACCCAAACAGCTCGACAACTCAATGCAGCCTACTCACTGGACAACGCAGTAGGCGAGCAGCTTGACGCAACGGGGGAATGGATAGGGTTATCGCGATACGTGCGCACACCTATTGTTGGCGTGTATTTTTCGCTCGATACCGCAGAATTGGGCTTTGATCACGGTAGTTGGCAGCGACGGTACGACAGTGAGAGCGGATTTACTGAGCTGGACGATGAAACGTACCGTACGTTGCTGCGGGTGAAAATCAAGGCCAATCACTGGGATGGTTCGGGTGAAATGCTGGAACGGATCTACCAGCGGATATTACCGGATGGGGAATCGCGAATATTTTTCATGGATAACCAGGACATGTCGATGGACGTATTTCTAACCGGAGGTGCAATACCAGAGGTCATCAAATCGGTTATCCGTCAGGGTTATCTGAACATTAAACCCGAGGCAGTGCGGGTTAATAATTATATTAACTCAGCGTCCGGCGGGCTATTTGGTTTTGATATTAACAATGATTATGTCGCGGGTTTTGATACTGGCGGCTGGGCTGTGAAATTGTGAGGTAAGTATGGCAAAAAATGAGTTTCTACCGTTCGGACTCGCGGACGGATCGAACGTATTATCGAACGAGGAATATGGGAAACTGGCCGCACGAACTAATGGGTTTAGCTCCGGTGTGGCTAAATCACAGGAGTTAAACAAAGTTTGGCGTCAGGCGTCAGTAATTACAACTGTGGTAGCACAGTTTATTGCTGAAACGACGGGTAGTGACGTTTTAGATGATGGTAATTTGGTAACGTTGCAAAACGGATTACTCAACGCATTACGGGCTACGGTTGATTCTACTGTACCCGCCGCGTCATTGACGACTGCGGGTATCACCAAATTGAGCAATGCTATTGATAGTAATGCTGAAAATATGGCAACGACGCCTAGAGCGGTAAAAACTGTTGCCGATACTCGCCTCGAAAAAGCGAAGAATGGCGCGGACATTATTGATAAACCGGAGTTTGTGAAAAACCTCGGTTTGTCAGAACTGGGCTATCGAACCATTGGTAACGGGCCAAACCA